CCTTCATTGATATTCTTTTTGAGTCTACTTACATTTTTAGCCGCGCGACCTTTCATGGTATTATTAACCAACTTTTTGAGGTTCGCCTTTTTATTTTTTTGTGGGAGTGGTGGAGGAGGTGGCTTTTTCAATTTCATATTTTCGCGAATATTTACCTTAATTCGTTCAAGTGCTTGATTTACACCCATACCTTGACTCCCTGTAAGGAATCCTTTTCTCCATTGTGTAAGGTTAGCCCGTTTAATATATTTACCACGATTAGCTTTAGACATATTTGGGTACGCTGTAGAAATATACGTTGCGAGTTGTTTCTTAACTTCTTGTCTTTTCTTTCTGTTCTCTACATTATTATAATTACTGTTCAATTTTTCCGATTTGATTGTTTGCTCAATACCTGGTGCAACATTTCGAATTTGAACACTGTAATTTTTGAGTTGGTTCAATAATTTATTTTTAACTTTTTGGTCCATTTGTGCCGACTTAACCTTTTTAGTGAGAGATGCACGCATTTGTGTATTTTGCGCGGCCTTCTTTTTATTTTCAACCTCCTTTTTCTTCCTTTCTTCGTCTTCCTTTTTCTTTTTTGTGAGTGATTCTTCCTTCTTTTTTATGATCATTTCTTCCTTCTTTTTCTTCTGTTCGGCAAGTTCCTTGGCTTTTCGGTTAGCTTCTTCCTTCGCAAATTTTCGTGTTTCTTCCGCTCGTTTTTTCGCCTCTTCTGCTTTTCTTTTCTGTTCCGTAGCCTTTGCTTTAGCCTCTTCAGCTTCTTTCATGGCTTTATTAAATTTATTTTGTTTTTCTTTGATATTAAGTTCTTTAGATTTACGGTTTGCTTCTTCCGCTCGTTTTTTCGCCTCTTCCGCTTTTATTTTCTGTTCCGTAGCCTTGGCTTTAGCCTCTTCAGCTTCTTTCGCGGCTTTATTAAATTTATTTTGTTTTTCTTTGATATTATTTTGTTTCTGTAAATTATTTAAAGCAGTATTCGCATTAAAGTTTTCACGGTTTTTCGTATTATTCGCATTTCTTTTTTTATTTAACACAGCTTGTTTTTTACGTATACTAATAATTTTTGAATTGACGTTCGCAACTGTTTTTGGCGCAAACATCCCACCTTTTTCAAATTTATTAATTATTGGTTTTGCATTCACATTATTACCATATTTTTGTCTTAACGCATTAGCATCGATCTTTCTTTGCCGTTTAACTTCTTCTAATGCATTATTCTTTTCTTTCTTCCCATTTATTTTCTGTTTTTCCTTTGTAATTCTGTTTATAGTATTCTGTTTTGTTATAGGAGCAAACATTCCACCCTTTTCAAAACTGTTTATGATCTTCAATGCCACTGCATTGTTTGTATAATTTTCTCGTAACGCATTAGCATTGATCTTTCTTTGCCGTTTAGATTCTTCTATTGTATTATTATTTTCTTCTTTGTTTGATATTTTCTTCTTTGCCTTTGTAATTCTGTTTATAGTATTCTGTTCTGTTTTTGGTGCAAACATACCACCCTTTTCAAATCCGTTTATAATATTCTTAGCTACCGTGTTATTTACGTTATATCCATTTCTCAGACGCTGAATAGTTTCTTTTTTTATTCGAATTGCTTCGTTTTTAGCCTTTTGTTTTTCTAAACGGTTTTCTTCGTTTTTAGCGTTTTTGTTCGCCTTTTCCCTAGCCAAACGGTTTGCTTCGTTTTTAGCGTTTTGGTTGGCTTTTTCCCTAGCCAAACGGTTTGCTTCGTTTTTAGCGTTTTGGTTGGCTTTTTCCCTAGCCAAACGGTTTGCTTCGTTTTTAGCATTTTGATTCGCCTTTTCCCTAACCAAACGGTTTTCTTCGTTTTTAGCATTTTGATTCGCCTTTTCCCTAACCAAACGGTTTTCTTCGTTTTTAGCATTTTGATTCGCCTTTTCCCTAGCCAAACGGTTTGCTTCGTTTTTAGCATTTTGATTCGCCTTTTCCCTAGCCAAACGGTTTTCTTCGTTTTTAGCATTTTGATTCGCCTTTTCCCTAGCCAAACGGTTTTCTTCGTTTTTAGCATTTTGATTCGCCTTTTCCCTAGCCAAACGGTTTGCTTCTGCTTTTCTATTCAATTCATTTTTATTGTTTGGTTTGTTCACAATATTGTTTGGTTTGTTCACAATATTGTTTGGTTTGTTCACAATATTGTTTGGTTTGTTTGGTTTGTTTGGAGCTGGAGCTGGAGCTGGAGCTGGAGCTGGAGCTGGAGCTGGAGCTGGAGCTGGAGCTGGAGCTGGAGACGGGGCAGGTGCGGGGGGACCTACTGGACCCTGAACCACCTTATTGTTTTTGTACATACCCAACCCCATATTTCCAGTCTTAAAAATATACCCATTTTTTGGTTTAACTCTATTCGATGGTATAAAACTTTTATTTAAAAATGATGGTCTTTTTGTTTTTTTACTTGTAAACGCTTTTATATTTGATTTTGGTTTGTTGTTTGTAGACGTTTTTATATTACCCCCGTTTAAAAACCGTGGTTTTTCGTTCTTTTTTATTTTAGAACTCAGGTTATTCACTGTGTTCACACGGTTTACACTGTTGTTCACGCGGTTTACACTGTTGTTCACGCGGTTTACACTGTTGTTCACGCGATTCAAATTGTTCACTCGATTGACGTTGTTGTTCACTTGGTTTACACTGTTGTTCACGCGGTTCAAATTGTTCAAGTTATTCACTCGGTTTACGTTGTTCAAGTTGTTCACGTTGTTCAAATTGTTATTGAGTCGGTTCACGTTCAAATTATTGACCAAATTTACATTATTATTAAACGCGTTTTTCTCAATCTGTTTCTTTTGAACAGACCTTAATTTAACTGGTTCGTGTACGTTCATAGAGTGTAAACGTCTACCAATTATATCAGTGAGTTGTTGCTTCGTAAGTTTCTTATCGGCGTAACGCACAACACCCACTTTCTTTGCAATTCTCCGTATTTCGCTAACTCTAGATGTCGAACTAAACAACGTATCAAAATCCTTACGTGTTAATGGTGACTTAGCATCAACTAAATACGATCCATCTTTACTCAAAATTAGTGGCGGTAACGGAAGTTTACCACCCTGGACTAATGAGTACACGTCACATATTTGATTTTTTGACAATTTTAGGTCTATACCCGCATTTTGTTTAATAAGTGTTCTAAGATTACTAATATCTAATCCTGGGTCACACGCATCCATATTGATATAACTCAACAAAAAAGTTATAGCGATATGCTTTTTGTATACATTTGAAATTTTTCTTCATATGACATGTTAAAATTAAATACGTCGACCTGACCTATATCTATATCGATAATCGTACTTTTTTCTATGTCATTATTTTTTCTATTATTTAAAGTTGATGAAACAAGTGCTTCAGCAAACTGTTTAGGACTCTTTATTTCTTCTATAAATTGTGTTTCCATTTTCATTCGTATACATAGAATCTTATGTGATTTCTTATCGAGGAATGGTGCTGTAGGTAACGTTTCTAATGTACCACCATCTACATATACCATATCATTATACCTATACGACGAGAATATGAACGGGACCGCAATACTCATGCATATGGCATCTATGACTTTCATATCGGGGTGTGTATATTTCGAAAAATATTCAGTCCTTGATGTATTTACACAAAAAGCTGATATATACAAGGTTTTATCTATTTCAGAAAACGTTGGATCTAATTCTAATAAATTAACTAACTGCTGACGTACAGGTTTTAAGTCAATCAAACCATATGAGTTTATAAAACACTTTAAATTAAGTTTAACAAGTTTACTTGGATCAAGTTCGAGTAATTTATATAACGTTTCTTCTATCGAATATCCAAGTGATAAGAAAGTGCATATAATAGCACCCGCAGAAGCACCTGAGTACTCTTTGACATATTTAATCGTGTTTTCAACACTTTTAAGGTATCCTAACATGGAAAATATTCCCATGGCACCTGGCCCTATAATAAGATACTCATAGGACATGTCACTTAATAGAACTGAGGAAATTGCTTTCGCAAAAGAGCGAAGACAACCGCGAATACCAAAGCGTGGACCAAGGCTGCTGGGACACCAGTTTGTCCCGACATAAAGACACCTTTGGAACCTGGTGGGAGAGTCAAGAGCATACCTGGACTGAGTGCGAGGAAGAGAGACGTAGTCACGAGAAGATCTGTCTTGGTAAGGACGAGACCCATGGCTTTCGCGACGAGAGAGAATGTGAGGAAGAAGACAAGGGCGTGGAACATGACTGCGGTTCTGCCAGTGAGACCGTCTCTCAAAGCGACTTTGGAACCGTTTGTTCTGAGAAGAATACCTGGACTGAGCGCTAAAAAAAGAGAGGCTGGGATAGCGACTTTTTGGGATGTGATATCTGGGAGCATGTTTGTATATATAATCATTACATATTTATCTAAGATCCGTATTCGGAGTTATAAAAGCAAAACTCGACAAATTCGTCGTAGTTTGCAAATTTTAAAATGAGATGCGACATGTATGCATCGTGTAAATACTGTTGTAGTATCCCCCACATATAACGAAGATGTTCATGGTGTACTTCTTCCCAATCGTTTATATGTAGAGGTTCATCGACATTGACTTCCTGGTCATTATCGCTATTATAGGCTTCATTGCCGTGCGTGGCTTCGTAGACGTATTGACTCCAAACCATTATTCTTGTTTCTTTTCTTTGATTCCCGTGAGAGCGAGTGAAGTAGATTCTTTTACTGGTAAACTATCGAGTATAACCTTTAATACTAATTCGGCCTGTTGTTCGTTTCCTTCGTAAAAAGAAACAAGTCCTTCCTTGACTGAGGTCTTATTTAACCCCGTTTTTCTGGAACTTTTACGAACCGAAATTTTACCTTTTTTAAGGTTAATTACATCGAGACCATTATCGGTCATAAGTTTTTTAACTTGTAATTTGAGAGACTTTTCGGCCTGTGTTAAGACCTTAATATCTTCACGGGCTTCTGTAATTTGCTTGTTTAATTCAACCAACTTAGAGACGCTGTTCGAGAGTTCGTCTGTAGGATTAACCTGAGACATTTTATATATAAACTATACCTGTATTCTTTAAATTAATTAACACAATGGTCTACGCATGGTATCGGAAGCAATAGTAGAGTTGTTCCACACAAATGGTTCCTTTTTGTTTGGTGGGTCGGCGCGGATTTGTTGGTTGGCGTTTCTGAGAGCACCACTGACCGTTTCTGGGAAGCCAACTTGGGCTCTTGGTTCGAGAAAGTTTTGACCGGCGAGAACATCTTCTGGGGCAAATTCACCAAAGTCTTCTTGGGAAGCAACTTCACGTGGGAGGAGGGACGACGC